CAGCAGTTATATTCTTGTCTGACCTGTACCGTATAACAAATTCAAATTGCTTTCTGTCCTGTAGTTGTCCTTGCTTTACTTGCTCCCTGCCGATCTTAGTTTTAACTGAAGCAAAGGTTGTAAAGTTGGTAACTAGCGTTTCCGCATAGCCTCCAGCCCCGTCAGCCGTTCTAGTCTGGTTTTGAACGGTTATCTGTTCCCGCATAGCCCCTACTGAAAACTGACTCATAGCCTACCCCAAAGCCCCAAATGAGCTAGTACCAAGACCCCCGATAAGCTTAAATGGCTGGTAAAGCTTGTGAATCATGGGCGGCAAGTTTGTGTTTCCGTCAGTCATGTCCCCTCTTTGGTCGTAAAGGTAAGAGATATGTTGCAGCATCCCAACCTTTAGAGCATGAGGAATATCAGCCGGAGTTGCATAACCCGCCAAGAACTCTATCTCTATTGCATTGGCGACACGCAAAGCATGAGGCCAAGTCTCTCCTGTTCTCAAGACCACTCTAGCTGGCTCTCTGGCTGTATCAACATAGTAGCGAGTTGACGCCATTGTTGTTGCGTTGTCGCTGTCATCATAGGTTTTAACAGAAGAAACAGAGCGAACAGGCGCAGTAGGAAGAGCAATATAATCTTTGTTAAAGTTTAGGTACGGGCCTATTCTTGTTCCTTCCCACAATGGATCATAGATATCATTGGTAGCATCAATAGATAAGGTTAGCGTTTGACTAAGTAGCTTTCTGCCTGTGTAGTTTTCACAGAACTCTCTCGCTGCCTTTCTCAAGATATGCAGAATTCCTAGCTCAGTATCTTGATCTACCCTGAGATAGTCTCGTATGTTTGTTTCTGACAGCGCTTCAGTCGTTGCCGCTGTTGTTACCGTTAGACCCGCCATTAGAATCCTCGCTTGTTTCAGCATCTACTATAACATCAATGGTATCGCATACGTCCGGCACGATTACACCTGTAGTCGCTGATAAAGCCCCTCTACCGACAGCCCTCATTCCCTTATAGATTCCAGAGCAGTACAGTCCTTTGGCTTCCCTTACTTGCTCCACTGTTGTGCATCCCGTCATAGCCAGAATGCTTATAGCTGTTATTAAAAGTGCCTTCATATCATCACCTCTCTAGGTTATTTGCGCGTCTGCTCGTTTATGTATGATTTTACGCTAGATTTATAACCGTCCATCATATGATCCGAAACAGCCTCATCCGGCTCAGATAAAAAATCTTTGCGCTTAAAATCTTTACTTGGATCAATTACACAATTTCCTTTATTGCTAAAGTATATTTGGTTTTGGCTGCATGAAGGCCCGTATAAGAGCCTCGGTATCCTAGCAACCATATCGCTACCATGCACGACAGAATATTGCTTATCAAGCCCCAGAGGGCGCTTAAAGCCCTTAAAAAACGTGTTTGGCTTGCCAAAAGTTACTAGATTTAAAGAATCGTGTTTTTTGTGTAGTTTTAAGGCTGTTAGTTCAGCCAAAGCACCGCCAAGGCTGTGTCCAGTGATGAGAGTTCTTTTGTTGTAATCAATGAGATGAGCTATGTCAGACCATACGGATTTTAAGGCAAGCACAAAGCCGCCATGACACAAACGTCCCTCAAAGGGCATTGGTATTGCGAACCCGTCAAAAAAGAAATCAGTCGCTTGCTGGGAGCCTCTAAAGCTTATTACATCAATAGATTTGCGTTTGGCAATAAAGGCTGTTGTGGATGTAACCTTAGATTCAACCTTGATGGTATCGGGTATTTTATCATCATAAGCAAGAGAGGCGTAACGACACCCCATATTCAACAAAACCGGATCAACCTTCATTTTTTGCCTCCCTAGACAAGTATTTGCTGCTGCGTTTAATTATTCTATTCCTGAGCCAAATATTAAAAAAGCTACACCAAAGACAAAAATTACCACTCCGATAACTGATAAAAAGGTTTTCGCAAGCTGCTCAATTAATATTTCATCTTGCTTTTTTGATTCTTTTTTCATTTGAGCTTCTTTGTTTTTCTTCTCTTTGCGTTTTTTTTCAATTTTGGCTGCTTCAGCTTTAATTTTTACCCATCTATGGGTCTGCCCTTTCCGCGAATAATGATCCCGTATCTTAACCATCATCCTCTCAATACGCTCTTCTTGCTGATCTATCGTGATTGCTTCCTCTAGCGCAGAACCTACCATTAAGTCATCGTTTCCAGCCTGACGAGCTTTATTCATATGCTCCTCAACCTTTTTCTTAGCCGTAAAGAATCTTCCAACCTCTCCGGCCATGTCCTCAACTTCTTTTTTCTTCGCTATAGCTGATTGCACTACTACAAAAGCGCTATCTAAAGCTTTAATCGCTAGTAATGCCTCTCCCAGCATGATGACCCTCCGTTAACCCTCTAAATCTGATATTCTTGATTTTAAGTTTACTATTTCCGCTGACAACTCTTGAACAGCTTTGATTAAAGGAATAACAAACTGCTCACGGGATACACCTTGAATACCTGAATCGCTTTCCTCAGTCCATCCGTCAAAAGTTGTGCATCCCGCAGTATCCATTGCGGCTTTAACTTCTTGAGCCAATAAACCATGAAAAGTTTGTTCTGTGTCTTTTTCGCCCTGAACAGACTCACCTGTTACTGGGTTTTTTCTAATAAGAGAATCATCTAGTTCTGCAAGCGGTTTCCACTTATACGTTACAGTTCTAAGATCATTAATAAATGACAAACCAAGACTATCGTCAGCTATATTCTTTTTAAGTCTTTCATCAGAGGTTTGTGTCCAAGAAGCTGAAGAGGCGTAACTAGCATATATCTGGCCTGTGTTGTCTCCAAGACAGACTGTGCGGTCAGCGTTATATCCAGCCAAACTTGTGCCTATTGATATACGATTTGTAGATGTAAGGTTTTGAAAAACATTACTTTTACCAATTTGTATATTCCCCGAACCATGCCAGTTGTTAGCCGTTCCTGCGCCTATAGCAACATTATTGCTTCCTGCGCTTGTACTGTTATAACCAGAAGCTCCATCACCGCCAATAAATACATTGCTTCCACCATCAGTGATTTCTGCTCCAACACTAGAACCTATAACAGTATTATAACTTCCACTGGATACAGCTTTTAAAGTTTGATTTCCAACAGCGACATTATGAGTGCCTGTCGTTTCTGTTCCTCCGTCTTGACAAGATTCAAAACCTATATAAACGGAGTCAAGCTGTCCCGACCCCATTTTATTACAAGCAGAACTACCTATACATAGAAGTCTTTCTGGAGATGTTGTGCTTGACTGAGCAAGACTGCTATTTCCTATAACCAGATTGTTGTTTGCAGATGCTCCTAAATTAGCACCAGTATAACTACCAACTACAATATTGCTTGAACCAATGCTTGATGTTGCGGCAGATGCCCCAGCAAAAAGTTTTCCCCCTGAGACTGTAAATGAGCCACCTCCCGCATTCGCCCAACTAATGTCCGTACCATCTGAAGTTAAAACTTGCTCATTAGAGCCTTTAGTTAGAACGGCTGTTGCGCCACTAGAATTACCATACAAAATTGATCCTCTTGACAAAGCATCTAAATTGTTGATTTCTGTAGCGTTTGCAGTAACACCGTCCAATATATTTAACTCAGCAGCAGTAGATGTAACACCGTCTAGTATGTTCAGTTCAGCAGCGGTAGAAGTTACTCCATCCAAGATATTAAGTTCTGCTGCTGTAGATGTGACGCCATCAAGAATACTTAGCTCTGCTGCCGATGAGGTAACACCGTCTAATATATTTAGCTCTGCTGTCGTACTTGTCACCCCGTCAAGAATGTTAAGCTCTGCTGAAGATGCCGTAACACCATCTATCTCTGTGCTTGCTAATGTGCCGTCAGCTAATATGCTTCCTGAAGCTATTAGATTTGCTAAATCTCTTGCCTTGCTCATTTAGGTTTCTCCAATTCATCTACGGCTTAGTAGGCCAATCACTATCTTCTAGGTTAGGCCAATTACTATGTGTTGGTAAGTCTCTTAATGCTTGCCGATACGTTTTCCAATTATCAGCCATCGTTACGTCACTTCCACTCATCCAATCAGTTTCAGCTAATAATTCATTTCTTTGCGAACGCAATGTATTAGCTAAAATTGTTGGTATAGCTGCCTCTCTTTCTTCCATCCACTTTATTTCTTCAGCGGTAGCCTCTACTGCAACATTATTTTTAATAATATATTGCGTCATTATATAACTCCGTATAAATGAAATTTTCCATGAGTACAGTCATAGCCAGTTTGCCCGCCCGCGCAATGAAATCTAAATCCAGTAATTTGAGCAGTATCACTTCTATGCCCTGCATCACATCTATAATGTGTTGATGCTTGTCCTGTTTGATTTCTGCCATAACTTGCCATAATTCTTTTTTCTTTTATTGAAGTTGAATTAGCATTAATTACCATAACTTGACCAACATAAGCCGTACCATTGGTATTTCTAAAAGTATTTTGTGTCATATCCAAATAATCACCAGTATTACTTTTTGTTGTAGAGCCTCCTTGAGTTCGTTCAGAACAATAAGCCCCACTTGTAGTTAATGGGTCATGGTTGCTTCCATACAGTGTATAACCCTGTAAATACGCGCCATTTGACCACGGATTATGAGCCTCAAACAAAATTACAAAATGTTTATAGGTTGATATTGAACTATGCCACTGTATATCTACAGATAATGCTGTCCCACTAGATACTGTTGTTGTGCTAATAAATTCCCATCCGCTAGTACCTCCCGCTGCAGCATTAGCCCAAGCTATATCTGTTCCATCTGAGGTCAGAACTTGATTAGCTGTTCCTTTCGTAAGTATCGCTGTTTCCGCAGAAGCATTACCGTAAATTAAAGAACCTCGGCTTACTGCATCTAAATTATTTAATTCAGCAGCCGTGGCAGTTACACCATCTAAAATGTTTAATTCAGCGGCAGTAGACGTTACACCATCTAAAACATTAATCTCGGATGCGGTTGAGGTTACTCCGTCTAATATATTTAATTCCGCAGTAGTGCTAGTTATACCGTCAAGGGTATTTAACTCAGCGCCAGTAGCAGTAACACCATCTAAAGCATTGATAACGCTTGCACTGTCAGCTATATCTCTGGGTCTGCCCATATCTAAACCTCTTTTTCTCTATGGCTTTTAAGGATAATCATCATCTATTAAATTAAAGATTATAATTTTATCCAAGCAGTTGTTTCTTCATTCCAAACATAAGAGCTACCATCATTTGGATAGGCTACAGGTGGCTCAAATTCACATTTCTCTTCGTTGAATACCCAAGAAGATAATTCACTTTCCGCCCATTGTGCTTTAACTTGATCTTGTTTTTCTTTAATTTGTTCTTCCGTAAATTCTGTAATATCCCAAACGTCTTTAATAATCTCACCATCCCATTCGTATGTTGGCTCTGGCTTGTTTAATGTTGCATACACCAAAGATGGCATAGGCACTCTTTCAAACCTAGCAAATTCTGATGGCAAATTATCTGTATCTATATCAGGAAATGCCTCTTTAAAATTGTCGCCAAAAATAGGATGGTCAACTGGCTTGCCATCAACAATGCGAATATACAATTCCATTATTATCCGTCCCCTGTTTCTGTGTTAGGAAATGCCCGTGTTGCAGCGGGCCAAATAATTCTAACCGCACCTCTACCACTAACTGCCGCGCCATCTGCACCACCGCCATAAAGAACACCTGAGCCATCAGAGCCAGCACCTCCCGCTGAAGCCCCTGTGTTATATAAGCCTCCCGCGCCATTTGCTGAACCAGTTCCTCCTAGAATACCTACACCACCTCCACCGCCACCTCTAGCGTTAGTTTCGCCTCCAGAAGCGCCACCGCCACCACCGCCAGACCCAGCAGAACCATTGCCTCCTTGATATGCTGTACCGCCATTGCCACCATTACCTGAGTAGCCTCCAGCACCACCGCCCCCAGATATTGCTCCGTTTGTTGCCGCAGACCCTAAACTACCGCCATTACCCCCGCTGCCGCCAGTTCCATTTAATACTGCGCCACCAGCGCCGCCAGAGCCAGATGAAAAACTACCCTGCGTTCCACCACCAGCTTTACAAGAAGTGCCATTAAAAGATGAAGGCTGTGCTGCTGTTGCAGCAGTATAAACAGAGCCAGCTACAACAACTGCGTAACTTGAGCCAGCGGAAACACTTATGTTATTAGCGTAAGCAAGTGCGCCACCGCCGCCGCCAGTGTACATATTATATCCCGTTCCATTGTAAAAACCGCATCCTCCTCCACCACCAACACAAACTACAGAAACAGAAGTTACACCAGCGGGACAAACCCACGAGTATGATCCAGAAGATGTATATGCTTGTTGGCCCGTAACAGCATTCGTAGTAATAGAGTTACTAGCCGAACTTTCTGAGCTATTGCCAATAGCATTAGTAGCGCGAACAGTAAAAGTGTAAGCCGTTTCAGCCGCCAAACCAGTAATGCTAATAGTTCCAGAGCCAGCTTGATTTAAAGTTGCCGTAATACCGCTAGGAGTTGAAATAGCTCTGTATTGAGTAATAGTTGAACCGCCATCTGATGCTGGTGCAGTAAACGCTATTGTTGCAGTTGTCGCTCCTGTTGCTGTAGCTGTGCCAATCGTTGGCGCGTCAGGAACAGCAGTAAAAGATCGTTGATTCTGGAAAACAGTTTGATGTATTCCACTCATGTCAAACCGCTTCCTGAAATTAACCAGTTTGTGTCTGTTATTTTTATTGCTGTTGCTGACCCATACTGAGCTAATGTTCTTGACCCCGTTGTCCCTGCGTCAGACAAATTCATAGTATCGCTTGTAATAGCGATTGTTACATTTGCAGCAGCCATATTAATAAATGTAATAGCTGTTCCAATAGGGTAAGCAACCGAGCTGTTTGCGGGTATAGTAAAAGTTCTAGCATTATTATCACCCACAGGATGAAATATATGTTTGCCAGAATCAGCAAGGACTAATGTGTAATCAGCACTCTTGCTATTTTGCGGTATATTTTTAAAGCCTATATCAGTGTAACCATCAAGAAGATTAATCTCTGCGGCAGTTGCAGTTACGCCATCAAGGATATTAAGTTCTGCCGTTGTACTCGTTACCCCGTCTAGTATGTTTAGTTCAGAGGCAGTTGAAGTAACACCATCTAAGATATTTAATTCAGCAGCCGTACTGGTAACGCCGTCTAAGATATTAAGCTCTGCTGCTGTTGAAGTAAGACCGAGATTTGTAAGAGCTGTAGCGGCATTATTTAGATCAGATAGGTTGTTTGTTACAGTAAGAGCGCTTGAGGCGCTAAATGTCGTAAAAGCTTCTACAACCACCGAATCATTAACCGCAGCACCCGCAGCAAGCACGATTGATGTGCCGTTCGTAGCCGTATATTCAGTAGACTCTAGCAGAAGAACACCGTTTAAGTAGACATTTACAAACCCTACGGTGTAAGTCGCTGCGAATGTTGTCTGATTGGCTGTCGCTGTAAAGCTTGTTTTTGTATATGCCTGTTGTGATATATCCGCCGCATTCCAAGCTATAGCTTCAAGCAAGTCTCCTGTAGCTGCCCCAGATGCTAAAACAAGAGCTGACCCGCTCGTTGCGGTGACATCAGTACCAATGATTAACTTAACTCCGTTTAAATAAACATCAACATAGCCAACCGTGTAGGAAACGCTGAATGATGTTTGTCCTGACGTAGCTGTTATGTTTGTTCTTGTATAAGCTTGATCTACATTAATATTTGACCATGCGCTTCCGTTATAAAATTCTACTTTACCTAGAGTACTGTTATATCTAAGCATCCCTGTTGCAGCAGTAGGTCTTTGTGCTGTAGTTCCTGATGGTATTGTAACCGCTTCATTGGAATTGATTGTTACTGTGCCAGTAAACGTAGGGTCATCTAATAAGTTAGACCATGAGGCAGCAGAGCCATTAGTAGTAAGGAAATAACCACTGTTCCCGCTTTGGCTTGGCAATGCATCAACCGATCCCCAGCTTGCAGCCGTTCCATTAGTCGTTAAGAATTTACCACTGTTTCCTGATTGACTAGGTAGAGAGTCTACATCCGAGAATGAGAGCGTTCCGCTAGCGTTGGTGACAAGAGCTTGCCCTGACGTGCCATCCGAGGTTGGTAGAGTAAAAGCGGTAACAAACGCCTGTAAGTTAGTATCAAAGGCTAGAACATTCGTTCCTATAGCCAAACCGAGGCTAGTTCTTACCGTAGCGCCTGATTCAAGAACAAAATTGCTTCCATCTCCTACGATAAACCCACTATCTGAAGGAGTTAGCCCCGCAACGTCTGTAAGTTGAGCATCAGAGGCTTGCTTGGCGTCTAGCTGAGTTTGAATGTTGGATGTCACGCCATCAGAGTAGTTCAGTTCTGCTGTGGTGGAAGTAATCCCATCCAATACATTTAATTCTGCTGCGGTACTAGTCACTCCATCCAGAATATTCAGTTCAGCAGCGGTAGAAGTTACCCCGTCAAGGATGTTTAATTCTGCGGCTGTACTTGTAACCCCGTCCAGAATATTGATTTCCGCGCCTGTGGCGGTGATAGCGGTACTTCCGAGAGTAAGACCGCTTACGGTAGCAGCCCCAAAGATTACGTTACCCGCGCTTCCTGAGAAGACCTCAGAGCTATTGGTTGCATCCTGTATGAACGTGAAAGCGCTTGCGCTATCGTCATAACCAAAGAATCCAACCTTTGCAGCAGAGCCATTGTGCCACCGAAACTCTATTCCGCGATCTTTATTGTCATCAGAAGAAGGAGCGGAGTCTCCGCCTAGCGTAAAGATAGGATCATCAACGGTTACAGTCGTAGAGTTGACTGTTACGGTAGTGCCATTAACAGTGAGGTTTCCCGCAGCTATTATATTGTTAAAGGTTACATTAGAGTTAGTCGCAACAGCCTGACCAATAGCTATTTCGCCACTACTAAATGTAACCCCTGTACCAGCAGTAATATGCGCCCTGACTTCACTAGCAGAAGGCCCAGTATAGGTGATTACCCCTGATGAGTTGTTGTAGGCCAGCGATCCATCGCCACCACTATCCGTAACAGATAAATCAGTTAATTCTACTTTGTCGCTGTTAAGGTTAGTGAAGTTAGCATCAACTTCCGTGTTCGTTAGCGGACTACCCTTCCCCGACCTAGTTGTGATCGTAGCCATGTCATTGCCCTACTGCCGAATTAAGAAGCTGATAATGTAATAGTCCATGTAATAGTCATGGTGTCATCAGCAGCTTTATTCACAGCAGAAAAGACTGTACGACACAGCATAGTTCCACCAGATGAAGCGTTCATAATACCAGCCTCGGTAATAGCGCCAGTTCCATCGCCAGCCTCAAATGAGCTAACGTAAGTCACTACCGCACCCGAAACAGATGTGCTATCAAGCGCTTCTCTTGAACCCAATATGCTAACTAAGTCAGTCTGACCAGCAGCCGCAGCAGTTGTTCCGCTACCTACAGCCATATGAGTCATAGCTGTTGCACTAGCATCTTTGATACGGCTAGCTATGTATCCAAGCCCAGCAGTAACAACAAGGTTCTTTTCTTTTCGCTCTTCTTTCACGTTTCCGCTTGAGTCGCGAACAACAATATCTAAATTTCCAGAGAGTTTTATTTGGTCATTTATCATTTAAGTCACCATTTAGAATGAGCGGGATGCCCCCACATAGTCTTCGTCAAAATAAGTAAAATCGCAATAACCTTGCGACCTTAAACTTCCGCTATCAGCAAGAGCCGGAGTTTCCGCCAACACCTTACCGAATGATTTTACAGGACTATCTGACGCTGATAAATCATTATTAATAGGTTTTGCTGTTGCAATAACCTGAGAATCACTAACGCTTGCCGCATCTGATTCTGCTTTCCCATACCCGTAAGCAAAGGATTCTGCTACACCCGCTGAATCTGACGGGTTCTTGCCAAAGGCAAGCGAGGAGCTATCAGTTACCGACGCCCCTTCTGATTCTATTTGACCAGCTTCAATATCAGCGTCATCAGTTATTGAAACTGTATCAGAAAATGTCTTAGATAGCCCTATTGAATGCGACTCTGCTATACCAACTGAATTTGACAGTGATTTCTGTACCGCAAAAACCGCTTCTTCAGCTATAGATAGAGCATCTGCTGGGGCTATTCCAAGAGAAAGAACGAATGAAAAAACATCCGTTACTGCCGCCGCGTCTGATACTGACTTGCCAGCCTCCTTTGATGGAGAGTCACTTACGGAGCCTGTATCCGCGATGCTTCTGGCATAAGCCACAACCCTGCTGAATACATCAATAGCTGCTACAGAGTTGCCAGTATTCTTATTAAACTGAATCGTTTGATCGTCAGCAGTTGATAGGTTTCCGTCAACATCATCCGTTACGTTTACCCCTTCAGATATGTTCTTGCCTATAGCGAAAACAGGGTCGCTATCTGTTGCCACCGCTGAATCTGAAGGCTTCTTCCCAACCTCTA